ATGCTAGGTTGTCTTGTGCTGTTATCAAAAGAAATTCAATTTGGATTTTTGTGTGGTTTCGAGATTGCTCTTGATCAATTCAGCAATCAATGTGCGTTCTTGAAAACTCATGTTCATGACATCTTCATAGGTACCACCGCCACGCAGGTGCCAACTCATTTTGAAACAATTTGCTTTGACATCTTTCGCCTCCTCTTCCATGCGATCAATCATGGCTGAAATTTCTTGGGCCGATAGTCCTAGGAGGCGACCCCGAAAAAAGCCGCTTGATCCAAGGTCAAGGTTTGCTCATACTTGTGACTGCAATTGGGACAGGTTATTGCAAATGGTTTCAAGTCGCTGGCATTGCGCAGTTCAATCACACGGTCACGTATTTCTTGATAAAGTTTGCGATCGCAGTTGGCCAAAAAGTCACGAATGTATTCTATTTCTGTGACCAGAGTGTCTGGGGTGCGTATGCTGGCAATACTGTATTTCAAGGTTTCAATTGTGAGTTCAGTGATCTCGCGCATGGTGTCATTTAAGCGTTTGATTTTTTCATCGTCGCTCATGTTGGGATCGGCCTGAATCTGTTGCAAACTGCGTTGTTGTTCATACTGCTTGAGTCCCACTTGATTTTGATTTCGATAACTCACTGGCATGAGAGCAATTTCCAAATCACCGTGTTTGATGGGTTTGCTGTAGTCAGTTTCGTGAACACTGTCCAGTACCATGCGTAGATCAACTGAAAAGTCAGACTCGGTTTCGCAACTGGGACAACGAGTGCCCAGTTCCATGTCATGGCCATAACTGGCAATTCGTATGGCAATCAACACAGCATTGAGATCTGTGCCGGGAATTTCCCAAGCATTTTTGATGTTGGGCACACAACTGTGAATCACGTTGACCACTGCTTGCCCGTTGAACAAGGCGTCGGGAGTGCGATATGTGATTTCGTCTATGGCTGTCATGGGATAAACTGGCAATTCACGGTTTTCTGGCATGGTCAATGCTGAGGCGGGCCAGTGGCGTCCACCCGAAGGCAGGCTCAAATAAATGGCTGGCTGTCTAAAAAATTGTTTCAGCGGGTTCGCAGATTGGGGCATATTTCACCTATAAATATACCAATACTTATGGGCAAAAAGCATGGCTGAAAATATCTCTGAAGAACAACGACAACTAGCCGAAGCAATGGCTGCGGTTCAACGCGATCTTGCCCAGTTTGGCCAAATCACAAGACAAACTGCTGAACAGCAACAAGACGCCATGGCCAAAGCCAAATATGGTATCAACAATTTCACAGCAGGCACTACTTCGGCTGCCAATGCACTGACATCACTGGCTGGTGCTGGCCTGGCTGCTGGCAAGGCTATGTACGAAGGCAAAAAAGGTGCCTCAGCATTCAATTCAGCACTGGATGAACTGTCCACAGCGGCCACGGCAGCCGGTGCGGCTCTTGCACTGATGATTCCTGGCGGTATTTTGATCAAAGGCTTGATTGCTGGCATCACATTGGCAACCACAGCGTTTATCAAGTATGAGCAAGCAGCCAATGAAATGGCCGACAAGTTGCACAAAGGTTATCAGGGCTTGGCCAAGAGTGGTGGCGCTGCCGCTGACGGCATGACAGGTGTTTTCAAAGACGCTAAAAAACTTGGCTTGAGCATGAACGAACTGGACCAAATGGTCAGTTTGGTTGCAGACAATTCCAGAGAATTTGCACTGTTTGCGGGCTCAGTCACAGCAGGACGCAAGCAATTTGCTGATCTAAGTCAAACCATGGCGCCTGCACGTCAGCAACTCATGAACATGGGCATGAGCATGCAGGACATCAACGAAGGCACTGCTGGTTACTTGAAACTGCAAACACGCCTGGGTCAGTCACAGAAGATGACCACTGAACAGTTGGCCTCGGGCGCAATAGCATATTTGAAAGAACAAGACGCACTGACCAAACTCACTGGTCAGAGCCGTCAAGAAATGGAACAGCAACGTGAACGTGCTCTGCAAAAAGAACAGTTTGCGGCCAAGATTCAAGAACTGCGCAACAACAATCAGGCCGAAGCCGCTGAACGACTGCTGAAGTTGAATTCAATCTACGAGGCTGCTGGTCCGCAAATGGCCGCGGCCTTTCAAGCATCGATCACAGGCAACTTGTCGAATGCTGATGCACAAAAGGCCAACTTGGCCAGCAACGGTGAGTTGATTCGTACCAGTCAGTTGGTTGTCAGTGGACAAATGGACATTGCTGAAGCGGCACAGACCACAGGCAAGGCCATTGGACAAACTGCCAACACTATAGGTACCACACTGGGCCAGTTTGGTGCCTATAACAACACATTTGGTGAGTTACACGAACAGTTGAAACTGGCTCAAATGGCTCAAGGTGATTTGGTCAAGAATTACAACAAGATCTTGGCCGACAACAAGGCTCAACAGGCAGGTGCTGACAAAGTCACAGATCAACAAAGCAAGTTGATTCTAACACAAATGCAGGCCAATGCTGAGTTAGAAAAAACAGTATTTGAACACATACCTGCCGCGCAAAGAAACATGCAGAAACTGGCAGAAGCATCTTTGGCAGCTGCCAGAGCCTTGAATAGACTTGCCGGCGAAGGCATGACAGAGTCAGAGGCTGCACGTAAGAAACAAGCCGATGAAGCCAGAGCATCAGGTGTTGTCAATGCCAATCTTACCACTGACTATGGTATGGATTTTGGACAACTCAGCGGCGCTGATGGTGGTGTGTTCAAAGGTCCAGAGTCTGGTTATCCTGTACTAATGCACGGTACAGAAGCCATTATTCCAATGGATCAAATGACCAATGCCAAGAAGTTTGGCAACTACCAAGAAATGTTTGGTGGATTCAACAAGTCTGCATCTGCTGTTACTGACAATCAAGCATTGGAAAATCCCGATGCAGACAAGATGGAACGGTTTGCCAAGGCCATGTTGAAAGACACGGAGCAGTTGACCAAGATCACTGATGTTGATCTCAAACGTACCAAGAACTTCAGTCTGTTGCAGGCTAAGTTGTTTGAAAAGAAAACTTCGCTCATGGAAGACGAACTTGCCCTGTTAGATGAGCAAAACGAAATCTTAGAGCAGATGCTGACCATAGCAGAAAAAGCCGGGGGCAAAGAAGCAGCCGAGGCCATGAAAAAGACATTTACCATGGCAAGAATGAACATGAGCGGTGTTGGCATGGCCGGTGGCCCCGGCAGCGGTATTGCCATGCCCAGCACAGGCAGTGGCACAGGATTGCAAATGCCACGGGCTGCCAACATGCCCAGCATGGGCGGTGGCCAAGGACTTCAAATAACTTCACAGTCTGATTTGTCCAAGATGGGACTGAATATCAAAGCAGGCGATGTGCAAGCAGAAGGTGCAGGTATCAGTCCAAATCTAATAGAAATGGCCAAGGCCATACAGGCCGGTGTGCCAGGATTTGGTTATTTTTCAGCATTCAATGACAAATTCCACAATGAAAAAGCATCCAGTAGCAAACACACCAAAGGCTTGGCTGCTGACTTCACTGTGACAGACAAACCAGATAGAGAAACAGGTGCTAATATTGTGAGTTGGTTGAAATCAATGGGAGCCAGTTTGGCCATTGACGAGTACAACAACCCCAGTTCCAAAGCCACTGCTGGGCACTTTCACGTGGAAATTCCAGCATTTGCCGACGGCGGCGACATACCTGCTGGGCAATTGGGCATTGCTGGTGAAAATGGCAAACCAGAATTGATCACTGGGCCTGCGTCAGTTACACCCAACAATGACATCATGGGTGCATTCAATGTCATGAATGGCCTGTTGGCACAGTCAGTGGTCAAACTGGATGATCTGTTGCGAGCACAAAAAGACAACAACGACATCTCCAGCAAGATGTTGCGTATGCAAGCCTAACACGGTAAATAAACAACTATGGCAGAAAAACAACAAGGCTCTTGGCGCAAATATTTCAAAGTGGCAGACACTTCGGGCGTACAAAGTCCCATTTCGGGCACAAATCAATTTGGCCTGCCGGGTTTCCCCAAAAACAACGGCAACAGCGCAGCCACACAAGCCGATTTTGTGTTTCGCAATTATGCCAGCCGACTGCCTGAAGTTTACTCGGGTCATCCCAACCGTATTGAACGCTACAATCAGTACGAAAACATGGACATGGATTCCGAAGTCAATGCCTGTTTGGATATCATTGCTGAGTTTAGCACACAGATGTCAGAAACCAACGGCACACCGTTTGATGTGAAATATCACGACAAACCCACTGATCATGAAATTGACATCATCAAGAAACAGATGCAACAGTGGGTCAAACTCAACAAACTAGACCAGCGCATTTTTAAACTGTTCCGCAACACCATCAAGTACGGTGATCAAGTGTTTGTGCGTGATCCAGAAACATTTGAAATGTACTGGGTTGACATGAGCAAGGTCATGCGTATCATTGTCAACGAGTCCGAAGGCAAAAGACCTGAACAGTATGTGATTCGTGACATCAATCCCAACTTTCAAAACATGACTGTGGCGGCCAAAACTACCACAGACTACATGACCAACCCTGTGACAGGTACCATATCGGGTTCAGCCAACTACACCATGCCCAATGGCGGTGTAGGCGGTGGCGTAGGTAACTCAAGATTCATGCATGCCATGAACGAAGCCACCATTGATGCCAAGCACGTGGTACATTGCAGTTTGAACGAAGGTCTTGACGTATTTTGGCCGTTTGGCAGATCAGTGCTGGAACAGATCTACAAAGTCTACAAGCAAAAAGAACTGTTGGAAGATGCTATTCTTATCTATCGTGTGAGCCGTGCGCCAGAGCGCAGAGTGTTCAAAATTGACGTGGGCAACATGCCCTCACACTTGGCCATGCAGTTTGTGGAACGCATCAAAAACGAAATGCATCAGCGCAGAATTCCTACCATAACAGGTGGGGGTCAAAACATGATGGATGCCAGTTACAATCCGCTGAGTATCAACGAAGATTACTTTTTCCCACAGGGTCAAGACGGCCGCGGATCATCAGTGGATGTGTTGCAAGGCGGTCAAAATCTGGGCGAAATCGACGATTTAAAGTATTTTAACAACAAAATGGCTCGTGGTCTGCGTGTGCCCAGCAGTTACTTGCCCACTGGTCCTGACGACTCAGACCGCGCTTTGAGCGACGGAAAAGTAGGCACAGCCTTGATACAAGAGTACAGATTCAACCAGTATTGTGAACGACTACAGGCCTTGATCTCCCAAAAACTCGACGATGAATTCAAGATGTTTTTGAAATGGCGCGGGTTTAACATAGACTCAGGTCTGTTTAGCCTGGCGTTTAATGCACCTCAAAACTTTGCCAGTTATCGTCAAAGTGAACTGGACAACACACGTATTCAAGCGTTTATGCAGTTGGAACCACTGCCTTATATGTCAAAACGCTTTATGTTGGAACGTTTCTTGGGCTTGACCGAAGAAGAAATCAAAGAAAACGAAGACATGTGGCGCGAAGAGCGTGAAAATCCCGAACTCAAAGTGGCCGGCAGTGACCTGCGCTCAGTGGGCATTTCACCTGGCGCCATGCAGACTGATATTGAAACTGGCCAAGAGATTGGACAGATGGAGCCAGCAGGTGTGGGCACTCCTGAAGTCACACCAGGCCTAGCGGGCCCAACAGCCGCGGGCGGAGCCATGCCATCAGCCGGACCTGCAGGCGCTGCCGCGGTATAAATATTCACATGATACTGAACGAATTTTGGCACAAAGATCCTGAAGCCTATCAGGACCTTGCAAAAGACAACAGCCAAACTCAACTGGGCGACCTGCGTAAAACGCATCTAACTCTGCGTCAACTTAACAAGTTACGCAGAATGAATGATGTGCGCACAGTTGAATACAAAGAAAAACTCAAACTGGTGCGTCAACAGTACGCACCTGCTCCTGCCGCGCCGGTGTAATTTATCGCCATTTTGGCCACATAAACCGCGTCTTTTTCTCCTCCTGTGTAAATAACAGCACACTTTACTACAGGAGTTTCCCCTATGAATAGATTTGAACAATTGATCGAATACGTGATCAATGATGAAGAAGCCAAAGCACGCGAACTTTTCCATGACATCGTTGTGGCCAAGAGTCGTGAAATTTACGAAAACTTGATGCAAGAAGAAGCCGAAGAAGACCTCGACGAGGCCGCTGAGGAAGATCTTGACGAGTCCGAAGAAGAACTAGATGAAGCCGAAGAAATGGACGAAGGTGCCATGGGCGGTGATGCCAGCGACGACTTGATCGACAATGTTGAAGCCGACGAAAGCAACGACATGAGCATGGAAGATGCTGATTTTGACGATGAAGCAGAAGAAGCAGGCCATGAACTCACTCACGATATCGAAGGTGAGCATGATGCTGATGAAGCCGCTACCAAAGACGACATCATGAATCTTGAAGACAAATTGGACCAGTTGATGGCCGAATTTGAAGACTTGATGGGCGACAAAGGCGGTGACGGCGACGATTTTGGCCATGACGAAGGCGGCGACGCTATTGAAATGGACGACACTGACGAAATGATGGAAGCAGTGCAGTTAAAAGCGGCCCCAAAGCCAGTGACTACTGAAGAAGGTTCCGTGAACAAAAAAGGTCCTAATGCCAACAACGCAGGCGCCAAAGGCCCTGTTGGCAACACAGTGAAGCCAGTTCATACAGGTGGCGAAGGCGGTGGCAAGCATGATGCACCTGGTGCATACAGCAACCAGACCAAGGACTTGATTGGCGATTTTCAAAACAAAGCCGGCGCAGGCATGAAAGATCCCAAGCCCGCTACCAAACCACACTTGGCACAAGCCACAGGTGTTAACACAAAGAGCCCAGTAGCCCGTGGTTAATCAATGAAAACGCTAAGAGAACAACTTACCTTTAATCAAGCCAACATCCAGGTTCTAGAAGAATCTGGACCGGATGGCCACGGTAAGAACCTCTATTTGAAAGGCATTTGCATTGAAGGCAACAAGCGCAATGCAAATGACCGAATTTATCCATTGCATGAAATCAACAAAGCAGTTAACACAATTAATGAACAGATTAAAAGCGGTAACTCAGTGCTAGGTGAAGTGGATCATCCAGATGATTTGAAAATAAATCTTGATCGGGTGTGTCATAGTGTTGAAGGCATGTGGATGGATGGCGATGCTGGATGTGGCAAGTTAAAGATTTTACCAACCCCCATGGGTGAGTTGATCAAGACTTTGCTGACATCTGGTGTCAAACTAGGAGTTTCAAGTCGTGGCAGCGGCAACGTTGACGACAGAACAGGACATGTTAGTGACTTTGAAATAGTTACTATAGATGTGGTTGCTCAACCCAGTGCACCTAATGCATATCCAAAAGCAATTTATGAAAGTATGATGAACATGAAGTACGGTCATAGATTGTTAGAGATTGCAAAAGAAGCTGGTCAAGACAACAAAGTGCAGAAGTATCTCAAGAGTGAAGTTGTAAAACTCATTCGAGAACTTAAGATCTAAGGAGAATCTACTAATGTTAGATGCAATCAAACCATTGTTAGATAGCAACCTGATCACCGAGGAAACTCGTCAAGAGATCAATGAAGCATGGGAAGCCAAGCTAAATGAAGCTCGTGAACAGGCTCGTGCAGAACTACGTGAAGAGTTCGCACAACGCTAGGAACATGACAAGTCAGTAATGGTAGAAGCTTTAGATA